TGTTTGTCTTCCCCGGGAAGACAATGCTCCTAGGGCGGGCCTGCCTATAGCAATAGACCTCTCCCGGAGAGGTTCAGGAAGCCCTAGCCCTTGCTGCGCTCCACGGCGTATGTTGGCCCCGGGACGCCTGCCAAGAGGGCGGCGTTGAGGTTTCGTTTTCAGTGACGGCGAAGAGGAAAGAACGAGACAAGAACGCGGAAGTGAAGTTTAAGGCAGAGTCTAGCCGAGCGCAGGCGGAAACCCGGGTGTCTCTAAAGACCCTCGGGGAGCGACTACCTAAGGGGCAGCCGAGCTCGACCTGAGAGGAGACTTACCTTGGGAGGAGCAGTTCAGGAGGTGCCGAGGCCGGGAGACGGTCCCACGGAAGGCGTCTCAACCGAGGCCGCTTGGAGAGGATGGATCCCCAAGGTGAGTCTCCGTGACCAGAGGGTCGGTGAGGGAGCGAGCCACCTCCTGAACTGTCCTTGCGCTTTTATAGACTCGGCATCTTTTATTTTGACTAGGCAAATTTTATGGGCAGGGGGTAATCGTCAGAGCCTTGTTTTTCAGCGCTAGGGGAAGTGGGTAAGGGTGAGGTCTATTTTTTTCTGGAGAGCTGTTCCTGTTCCTAGGGGGGAGGGACGTCAGGGCCGTGGTTTCAGTTCCTAAAAAAAGGGGGAGACGTCAGAGCCTTTACTTGGGATTGTTTGTGTGAGACGGTCTGACCTTTTGGGTCGATGACTCGCCCTGGGTGGCTGGCTCGGGAGGCTAGTCGCCATTGTCATCCGCCTCTTCTTTATTAAATAAAATAGAGACAGGGATGTTGGTGTATTCATCGAATAGAAGGTGAAGGTTATGGAAGGAGGAGTATTGTATAAGCTGATGAGAGAGTAGATAGGAGGGATGGAAGGCTTTGGTTTCGAATTTTTCGAAGATTAATAGGGAGGACTGAACTACTAAAGATGGCTGCCCTGCTTTGGGGTAAGGGCCGGAAATCATTGGTGAGCCGTCATTGAAGGTCCATATTAGACCTGGGGTTGTTAAGATGGAGTGATAGGGGAGAAGTCCTGTACACCAGGCAGTCTGGATACAGGGAGCCCTCACGGGTTGGAACATTGTGGTGGGTAGGTCGTCCTCCGGGAGGACTATGACTGTCCCTGTGTGTAGGAACATTTTGTATAGAAGTTCTTCTAATCGTTTTAGAGGCACCTTGGTGAGGAAGGCTCCTAATTGTCTGGGGTGGCAGAATATGACATGGGGTATAAGTGGCCATGTCATGGGTGGGGAAAGCTGGTATAGGTATAGGCATACTACGGTTTTTCCCCAGGTGGTGTAGATGTTTTGGGGACGGAGGCCAGGTTCGGGGAAGGCGAGGGAGGGGAGCTGATCCCCGAGGGTTGGTTCCAGGCATCCATTTCGGTAGGGGGTGTGCTTTCGCATTGATTGAAAGAAGGCAGGTGGAACCTTGGGGGAGACAGGAGTGGTGGGAGGGGTAAGGACCTTGAGGGTCCTTGAGGTTCTCTGGGTGGGGAAGGAGGGGAGGCGAGGGATAAGGTATTGGAGAGGAGAGCTGACAACGCGTCCATCGATGGGGTCCCAGGTGAGTTGGTGCTCTGGACAGGTGGCCAGGAGGGCATGTCGATGTAGGCGGGTGGAACATAGACCACCTGAGACGGGACACCAATCGGCCTGTACACAATCGCCAAACACGTAGACGGGGTATCCATATAGGAGGCTCTGTCCAAATCCTGGGAAATGGGCTGAGAGGAGACAGGATTGTAATTATGTGTGATTTTTTAGACTATTTTAGGAGATTGCCGTTAGGAGACCAGGGAGAGGCGAGTCTGACATCTGGTGTGCCTCCCCCTGGAGAGGAACCGAGAAGGACAGCAAAAGGTCGCCCTCTGGGGTCGGGATCGGTCAGCGAGCAGGTGCGAGACTCTCGTCGGAGACTGTTGGCGGAGGAGCAGCGGGAGATCTTAAAACTTCTGCAGGAGCGTGAGGAGCGGGAGCGGCGCAGAAAGGAGCGCCTGCGGGAAAAGGATCAAAAGCGCCGGGAGAGGGAAGAAAGGCATCAGCAGTTGGAGTGTATAGGACTCCTGGGTTTTGATGGGTTTTGTGACTTGCTTCAGGGTTATGTGGATTTCCTGAAGGGGAAAAGAAGGTCCTATGGGAGGAATGTGAGCGGGGGTTAGAGGAACTATTTGAGGCAATTATTCAGAATCGAGTTAGGGCTGGACATCGGGGGCGACTCATCTGGTATAGAGGACTGTGGATGGGTCAATGGTAGGGGGACGAACCTAGGGGATTTGCTGCAGAAGCTAGCAGGTCTATTATAGCATGGTTTCTGGGTTGATAAGGGAATACTGGTTATGTCGGTTTTGTAACCGCTGTGGAAGGGCCTGGATTTGGCGGAGGATACAGGGGCCAAACAATATGACGAGGAGGAGTAGAGCGAGAATGGTTATGCCTGTCTGGAGGGCTTCTCGTGCCCATTGGGACAGTCCAAGATCCCAGTTTAGTCCCCAGCCGGTGATGACACGTTTTTCAAGAGGGGGCCGTTCCTGGAGGACGGATACATGAGTGTTACTGATGTTGAGGAAGCAACATTGCTCCTGTATGGCCTTGCACAAACCCCCTTGTTCCCAGAATAGGAGGTCTAATCCTCGTCTATTTTGGGCTGCATACTGTGCAACCCGGAGGATGTTTTGATGATTTTTGACTATGGCCTGGGTAAGGTGGGAGATGTCTTTGTCAACCTCGAGGAGAAGGCTTTTACTGGAAGCCAGAGATAGGGAGCCTGTTACTCCACCAGCGATACCTGTTCCGGCCGCTAGGGCGGAGACAAGCCACACTGCTATTGGAACGGCACGGCGGCGTCTTGTCGCCGGAGGAGGTACGGGAGCGAGGGAAAAAGGGGGGAGGATAATGGAGTTGTTGCAGTTATCTGTTGTTATCGCCTGTAGGCGAGGTTGGTAGCAATGGGTCCAAGGGAAGGGTTGGGATGGAGGAGCGGGCAGGGCAAGGGAAGGAAAGAGGATGGTTCGGGAGGAGGTTTGTTGGGGAATGGAGATGTTGGGGGTGTAGAGTACATGCCAGGATGAGAGGCTGGATCTATCCACGCAAACCATGCAGGAGTAATTGGTGCTCTGTAAGGTCAGCTGGATAAATTTGAGTATTTTGGTCGTCCAGGACGTGGAGGGGGTTAGGACATGTTCAAGGTCGGAGTCATGGACCAATGGGGGAGAAGTTGGTGGAGGCTGAGTGGGTTCTGAGGTGATGAACCATAAAGGATCATATCCAGGGGCATCTACTAGGAGGGTCATGGAGGAGCCGCACTTAGAGAAGTGTAGTCGAAGGGACACTTGGCTGACTTCCTGGGTGAAATTTACATCTGAATGAAACTTCCAGGATGGACTGGAGACGGGGCCCGTGTATGCGGATGTCCATGCTTGGCAGCCCAAGTAGGGGCATTGTAGCGAGCAAGGGTCATTGTAGGAAGGCGAGTAGTACCCTAGGCCCTGTCTGTTTGGCTTTTTTATCCAATGTGGGAATAAGTATAAGGAATAAGTCTTATGGAAGCCAGAGTAAGTAATTAGGTTAGGGCAGGGGGGGTGTAGTCGTTGGTCCGTTGTTAGGGAATTAAGGTCGAGGTTCCACGTGCAGACGGGTTGGGTTGGGCTACAGGGGCTGGAGTGGTAGGAGGAGATACCAATCGTGAGTGTGCATCGGCTCTGCTGGGCTAGTGGAAAATGTGTGAGACTGAATAAAAGTAGGAAGAAAACATTACCCATGGTGTTGGTGGTCTGTTGCGGCGTGCTCGGCGAGTTCGCTGGCGTCTGGTCTTGGGCATGCAGCTTTTTTCAGGAATCGCCACGGGATCCACCGGGGGGAGCCGTCTATGGAGAGCAAGGCTGCCCCGGCCGCTTCCTGGAGGGATTGCAATGGACCTTTCCACCGCTGATTGGTAAGGCCGGGGAGTTTATAATAGAACCATTTGGGAGGTGGTTTGGGAGGGGTAGAGGCTTCAGGAATGGGTGGTAGTGGAGGACTGTGGTGGATTTGCCATCGGGTTTTACCACTGGGGTTCATGACATTTAGCTGATTGAGAGTCCAAAGGGCTTTGTGAATGGCATTGTCTAGGGGAAGGTTAGGACAGTCTAGTAGATATTTATTTAGTAAGTTTTTGATTACACCATTGGTTCTCTCGACCAGGCCTGAGCTGGTGGGGTTGTATGGTATATGGGTAGAATGCTTGATGCGATAGGAGGTACAAAACTCCTGGAATTCTTGTGATAGGAAGGCTGGCCCATTATCTGTGTTAATGTGGAGTGGTTTCCCTAGGAGGGAAATGGCCTGAAGAACGGCGCTGATAGTCTCACAGCTGGTTTCTTTCTTTTTACAGGAGACGGAAACCGCACCGGAGAAGGTGTCTACCCAGACGTGGAGGCAGTATTTGTATTTTTTGTACTTATAATGGGTTACATCACCTTGCCATATGTGGTTGGGCAAGAGGCCCCGGCGAATGTACCCTCGAGGCATATGATGTTGTGAGTTGATGGTTTGACAGGTATGGCAAGTCTGTACAAGGGACTTGGCTTCCCTTGGTGTGGCGCCAAAAGAGACTAGAGCCCTTTGATTGCAATGGGTGAGGCCGTGGAGGCCTTGGGGCGTCAGGGGAACAAGGGGAGCTAAGATAAGGGAGTCTGTGTATTCATTGAAGGTGGAAATTGGGTCGGGGAGGTTGGTGTGGCTGCGGACATGGTGGAGGTAGATGGTCTTGCCCTGCAGTAGGGGTGGCAAGGCCGCCTGGAGGGTTTGATGGGCGGAAGTGCCGAGGAAGGCCCCAATGGCGAGGGAATGTAGGTATTTGATTAAATATTTAGAGTCTAAAAAGATGTTAAGGGAAGGCCATGGCTTGGCAGCACGTAGTCCACAGATAAGTGCAAGGAGCTCCCCCTTTTGTGCGGAATGTGTTTCGTGAGAGGGCAGGGGAGTGATGTCCTGTTGAAGGATAGTCTGGTCCCAGAGAACGTACGCTGCCTTTTGAGGGGAGCCATCGGAAAAAAGGCAGGGGGCCGTGTCAAGCACGACGGGGGAGAGGGTGAAAATTGGCCTGAGGAGTCGTGGTTCCTGGAGAAGGGTTGGGAGGTGTAAGAGAGTCTTCCACGGACCAGACGGTTGGCTGCCAAGGTTATGGAATCGACCCATGTGGTGAATGAGGATGCCGACACTTGGATGAGGGGAGTTCCTCAGGAAGTCGCAAAGGGCTTGCTTTGACATGTTGTGGTGGAAAGATTGGCAGAGCTGGCCATAATGTTGTAGGGTATATTTGTCTAGAGTTAAGATGGTGCAGGCCAGTAGGTGACCCCAAGGACATAAACTGGTCGGAGGGTGGGGGGTGTGGAGCCAAGCCAGGGGCCAATTTTGCTTGGGTTGAAAGATGACAGATGTTGTACCAGATGTACTTAACGAGATGAGGCCAAGGAGAGGTAGGGCGGGGTTGAGGCGGCCACGGCAGTTATGTTGTAGAGCTTGTTGAATGGCATGTAACGCATGGAGTTGTTGTGGGGTGAGGGTGATACAAGCTCTTGGGTCCCGGTACCCGTGAAGGGCAGAATATAGGGATTGTAGGTGTTTGCGAAGGATGGGTGTTCCTTTAGAGACCCACTGGATCTCTCCTAGGATAACTTGTAATTCAGTGAGTGTCCATTGGGATTTTATGGGAATAGTAGGGGTACTCTCATATGTAATGTGATTAGGGGAGATGACCTGTCCTAAGAAGCGTATTTGGCCTGGGGTTTGTTGTGTTTTTTCCTGGGAAATTGGAAGGCCATGCGTGGTCAGTGCCTGGAGGGTTAGCTGGGAGAGTTGTTGTAATTCCTCATTGGTGGGGCTGGCTAAAAGTATGTCATCCATGTATTGGACAATGGTCGATGTGGGAAACATTTTCCTCATGGGGTTGAGGACGGCTGCTAATTGTTGTTCGAAGAGGGTGGGGCTGTTTTTAAACCCCTGTGGAAGGACAGTCCATGCATATCTGGTCCCGGGGCCATAGTTACATGGCTGGGGAATGGTGAAGGCGAAGTATGGCTGGTACTGCTTGGGGAGGGGGATTTGGAAAAAGGCGTCAGTAAGATCTATGGTCTGTAGGTGGGGTAAGGCTGTCGGTAGGCTAGTGAGATCGGGGGGCCCTGGGGAAGGAGAGGTGAGGGTGGTAGTAATGGCATTGGTGGCTCTTAGGTCATGAATGAACCTCCATTTACCATTTGGTTTTTTAACGGGGAAGACGGGGTTATTGCCTGGTCCTGAGTATGGTTCAATGTGACCAGCCTCCAGGGCCTTGGAGACCAGGTCATTTAAGGCCTGGAGGCGCTCAGGTTTAAAGGAAATTGGTCCACTTGGGGAGGTGGGGGAAGGTGTTCGAGGCCTATGGTGTTTGGAGTGGCTATTGGCAGCAATTGGTGGGGGCTGGGGTCGTCTGGGAGGTATAGAAGCCCCTGGCATTGTTGTAGGGCGTCCCTTCCAATGATGGTCCATTTGTTGTGGGTGTCTAAGAGGCAGGAGGAAAGGATAACGGGGGACCTTCGGAAGGGCAAGAATATGTGTAGGGGGGTTTGGAGGAGTTTGAACTGGGTGTTGGTTTGCCCACTGGCGCCTAGGATCAGGGTGTCGTGGAGCTTTACCGGCCCGGGCACGAGTGTCTGGGGTATAACCGTAAGGTCGGCTCCTGTGTCAAGTAGCGCTTGGGTAGGCTGAGGTGTTTGTCCCATAACGGAGATCCGGACCCCTAGAATTGGTTGCTGTTGCTGCCGCAGGGGGATGAGTGGGAGTATCGAGATGTCTTGATCGGGATGGGGGGAGATTAGATCTCCCCCCTTAAGGAGTTTTTTTCCTCAGTAGTGCCTGAGGTGGAAGGGAGATCCAACAGGAGGGGTTCCCCTTCCTCCTGAGGGGGTTTGAGTTGTGGGCAGTCCCTTTTCCAGTGAGAAGGATCTTGGCATAGGGGGCAGGGGCCAGGAGGGGGGCGTGGCTGGGTACAGTCCCGACTCCAGTGTCCTACCTTGCCACAACGAAAGCAGGGCTGTGTGGGGGGGGGCCTCCGTGGTTGGACCACAAGGACCTTGGTTTTGTCCTTGGGTGTCCACGCCTGACATGTCCGGAGCATCTCCCCAAGGGGGCTGTTAGTGTGTCCGCGGGCTTGTAAGATTTTTTGGCATTCTTTGTTGGCGTTTGAGTACGCTAGGGAACGTAAGATGGGCTCTTTGGGGGTACCCTCGGGGAGGCCGTTGTCAAGGGCCACGTTAAGGCGCTCTACGAACGCGCAATAGGGTTCCTCCAGCCCCTGTAGGATAGCTGCCCAAGAGGGGTCACGGGTATTGCCTGGCAGGGTGGAGAAAGCAGCCAGCCAAAGATTCTGGTACTCCCGTCTAAGACCTTGCTGGGCGGGGTTATTAGCCTGCATTCTTAGGGGCCCTGCCATGGGGTTGTAGCCTGTCATCCCGCGGGTCTCAGCCTCGGTAATTAGTGTGTTAAGCTGCTGATGGTGTAAGGAAACTACGAGGGAGGAGCATAGGTACTGGAGGAGATCTTGTAAGTCCTTGGCGGTGGGGTCAAACTGTTGTACCGCCAGCCGGAGGGTCTGCATGAACTGGGGGCTGCCAAGAGCAGAGGAGCTGACCTCCTGCTTGATGGCCTGTAAGTCTTTCATCTGCCAGGGCCTATGAGCTGAGGGGGCTCCTGGGGGATGTAAGATAGGGAAGCATTGCGTGGTGGTGGGTTCCACGTAAGGGGGGGGAACATGGGCCTCCGGGGAAGGGGGGGGAGGTGGCGGAGGAGTAGTAGTAGGGCAGATAGGTGTCGGAACTGGGGCGGCGGGGGCGCTAGGGGAGACTTGATTTTTGACAAGGATATTTATAATCTCTACCACCCTTCCTGGATATCCCTTGGGGATAAGGCTAGCTAAAAGCGAGTAGTCAATAGGATTTAGCCAAATGGGCGTTTTAAGGGCTAGTTTTAGAAAGCGTCGTAGCTGCTGGAAGTCGAAATCGGAGGGCCTAGGCTGCAAGCGGTAAGCAGCCTGGAGAAAGTTAAGCCAGTGGTGGGTTGATAGCCCCCTGGGGGCTTTGGGTATTGGAGTTGGGGAAAGCCCGTGGATTTGTCCCATAATGTGAGAATGGAGGAATTCAAATCCCGGACGAGCCCCCAATTGTTTGTCTTCCCCGGGAAGACAATGCTCCTAGGGCGGGCCTGCCTATAGCAATAGACCTCTCCCGGAGAGGTTCAGGAAGCCCTAGCCCTTGCTGCGCTCCACGGCGTATGTTGGCCCCGGGACGCCTGCCAAGAGGGCGGCGTTGAGGTTTCGTTTTCAGTGACGGCGAAGAGGAAAGAACGAGACAAGAACGCGGAAGTGAAGTTTAAGGCAGAGTCTAGCCGAGCGCAGGCGGAAACCCGGGTGTCTCTAAAGACCCTCGGGGAGCGACTACCTAAGGGGCAGCCGAGCTCGACCTGAGAGGAGACTTACCTTGGGAGGAGCAGTTCAGGAGGTGCCGAGGCCGGGAGACGGTCCCACGGAAGGCGTCTCAACCGAGGCCGCTTGGAGAGGATGGATCCCCAAGGTGAGTCTCCGTGACCAGAGGGTCGGTGAGGGAGCGAGCCACCTCCTGAACTGTCCTTGCGCTTTTATAGACTCGGCATCTTTTATTTTGACTAGGCAAATTTTATGGGCAGGGGGTAATCGTCAGAGCCTTGTTTTTCAGCGCTAGGGGAAGTGGGTAAGGGTGAGGTCTATTTTTTTCTGGAGAGCTGTTCCTGTTCCTAGGGGGGAGGGACGTCAGGGCCGTGGTTTCAGTTCCTAAAAAAAGGGGGAGACGTCAGAGCCTTTACTTGGGATTGTTTGTGTGAGACGGTCTGACCTTTTGGGTCGATGACTCGCCCTGGGTGGCTGGCTTGGGAGGCTAGTCGCCATTGTCA